CATTGATTTTATACTAGCAGAATAATTAGCACCATGAGGTACCCACCAACCTGTATTCATGTATAATCTACTTTCTGCATTTGTAGATGAATTATCATCATAATCTGTTCCATAATCAAAATTCCAGTCTTCATTAGACATAAGACCTTTTGAATTTGGACCTTGCCAATTAGAATCATCATCTGTGTCACACCTTGCTGTTGCTTCCCATTGATAATAATTGTTACTAAATATTTGTCCACTTGCACTTATATTACCTGAGGCTGTTATGTTAGAAGTAAATTCTGAGTCTCCTGAACTATTTATTTTAATTCTATCAGCTACATTTCCCTCGGTATCTCGTGTTTGTAGACCCCATTCTAAAGCATCTTGATCTGAACTATCAACATCAAAACGCATTGAGCCATATAATTCAGAACTACCATCATCTTGACCGTGAACATTTAGTCTAAATAAATAATCTCCAGTTTGTACATCTGCCCTTGATGCTGATGTACCTCTATATCTTCTAGTTCTAATATCAGGAGCATCTGCTGTATCATTAAATTGCTCCATTAATATTTGGGTAGTTTGGGCTGCTTCACCTAACATGTGAAGTCTAACTTCTGGGTTAGGAGTACCAATACCCAAATTACCATTTGAATCAACTGCTAAAGCGTCTGATGATGTAACAGCACTGTCACCTACAGCTACTATAAATTCGTTATTTGTAAAAGCGCCTGATTGAGATATTACGGCATTTCCATTACTAGTTATAGCTCCTCCAATTATATTACCACTTGCACTTATATTTGAACCTGTTATATTTCCTAAATTTTGTAGTGAACTTGATATTATACCTGATGGAATATTTAGTAGATTCGCATATCGATAACCTGAAGTGTTTGTTACATTTCCAACAAATCTATTACAAGTAACATCACCACTCGCGCTTATATTTAGTGAGGCTGTTATATTACCATTAGATATAAGTTGACTTGAACTAACAAATTGATCTGAGATTATTAGTTTTATTCCTGTTATACCTGTTTGGTCATCCCCAATTATTTGTCCATTTGCTAATATATTTCCCTCTACTGTTACTTGACCAGCAAATGAAGAATCTCCATCATCTATTGCAATTCTATCCGCAAATATATGTCCACTTGCGCTTACAACTGAGGCAGTGATATTAGTAAATGTTTCTAATTGTTTGACTGAATTTACAGAACCTGAACCATAGTAAATTAAACCGTTATCTACATTGATAGCAACTTCTCCTTGTGTTAAAGAAGAAGGTACTGCTGATCCTGTTCCTGTTTTTAATTGTATTGTACTTGCCATATATTATAAATATCTAAAAAGTTCCTCCGTTTATAGTTAAATCTAAATTATTTATTTGTGCTGCTCCTGAAATTATACCATTTGGTACAAAAGATAAATTATTATAACTGACATCTACTAAATCACCACCACTTCCATTAAACCTAGATGCAGATATAACTCCACTTGCACTTATATCACCTGAGGATGTAAAGTTAGTTGCAAAACTAGCTGTGTCTGCGCTTACAGCGTGTGATGAAGATAACTCAAATGTAATTTCGTGTGAAGCAGAAATTGCATGAGATGCTGTTATAGCATGTGAAGCTGAAATTGGTATAAATATATTACCTTCTCCATCAGCTAGTCTATTAGTATTATCTGTTTGGACTACTCTTTGATAAGTGTCTTGTATATTTTGTCCTGTAAAGTCGCCAATTGCCATCTATAACCATTATTTTTCTTTTTCAAGAATTTTTAATACACCATTAATAACTTTATCTGTGTTTTTCACGGTATTTTCTTTGAGATACGTCGCTACTATATTATTTAGTGCATTACGCTTGTATGAGATATTTTTTATGTTTATATCTTCTTTTATTAATAGCTTAAATAAATTTATTACATGATCTTTTTCAGTGATTGTTGGTTTTTCTTCTTTGACTTTAACATTTACCTTAGTTTCTACTATAGGCTTTTTAGTTTGCTGTGATTTAACTTCAACAGTTACTTTTTTACTTGCATCTACTTCAAAATCAGATTCCCAAGGAGTAAAATAAGTATCTTCAGCAATAACTTCTAAACGAATGTTTCCTGTAGTATTTTCGTCTATTAAACCTTTTAATTTTCTAATAGGAATTTTACATTTTCCACTAGAATTAATTTCACCTTTAAATAGTAAAGAGTAGTCGGATGTTTCAACTACTAAACGTGCAGATGATTTACTTAAACTGGCCCCTTCTAACTTAATATCACATTCAAAAAGCTCAGATTTATCAGTAAATAATTTATACATAATTAGATTTTGTTATAAATATAGGATATTTATTAAAACTTAATGTTTTCTGTCATTATTTCTATACCTAATACTTCTTTAGCTAATAATTTTATATCTGAAATTTTGATTTTATAATCTTGAATTTCTTTTTCTTCTTTAATAGTTTTACCTTGAACTTTACAAATTAACTTAACAAGACGTTTTTTAGTATCTTGGTTTTTTGTCCAAGGCATTTCTTCTATACCTCCTGCCTGTAATGTTTCTACAACTTCAATTACTAATTGGACTTCATCCCATGTGTGGGGATTATCATCCCATTTAAAGTTTGCGTTTTCCCATTTTATAGGTGTAGCCATATATTATGCTCCTATCATAATTAAATTAATTATTACATCACCACCTGCAAAAGTTTCTTTTTTAGAAACTGTTAAATCTAGAAAAAACTGACCAGCAATTACACTATTAGGACTAACTATAAGAGATGAATTAGTATTAGCTATTATAATTGTTTTTGTAGTACATCGTGCAGCTGCTACTCTAAAATTAACTAATGTACTCCCTGCCCCAGCTGAAGGAATTCCTGTTACTGTAATTTGGGCTGAATAGGCTGATCCTATGTTTGCTGAAGCTTCAAAAGGAATTTCGGTTGATGTGTCTGTTAAATCTGGAAAATCAAGTATAACAGTAGATAATATACCACCTGATGTTATATCACCTGCTTCTAAAGAGCCCTCAAATTCAGCTTTACGGTTAGAACCTTTAATACTAAAAGCATCTGATAATTCCCCTCCTGCATTTCTTGTTTTAACTTTAAATCCTACTTCTGAATTTTGATCTGTTAATCCACAATTAATTACAGAGTGTGAAATTGCACCATCAAACCTTTCAATTGTTAAACTATTACCACCAAGGTGAGTACCAATATTTACATCACCTGATACTAATAAATCACCACTTGCACTTATATTACCTGAGGCTGTTATATGAGAATCTGTTTTTATAAATCCGCTTGCACTAATATTTCCTGAAGATGTAATGTGGCTAGCAACTACTAAAGTTGAAGCCATATCTACTGCTCCATCTATGTCTACTACGTCTAAATTTGTAGTACCATCTACATCTAAATCACCATCAAAATTAACATTTCCTGTAATGTCTAAAGTTCCACTTGCACTTATGTTACCTGAAGCTGTTATATGGTTTATTGCTAAATCACCACTTGCACTTATGTTACCTGAGGCTGATATATTATTTTGTACTAATAAACCACCTCCTACTATTTGTAAATTATCACTTGTTGTATGATGAGTTATAAAGACTGGGGAACTACTTTGATTACCCCCTACACGAAATTGTGGTGCTATTATATTACCACTTGCACTTATGTTACCTGAGGCTGTTATATTACCTGTAATATCGAGTATTCCTGTGTTTGTTTCATCTAAAATAAGATGTGAATCTATTAAGTCAGCATATTGTCCTTCTGTTGGTATATCTCCTGTTTGAAAATATGATTTTAATGTATCTCTTGTTTGTTTTCCCATTTTATGCTATTTGATTGTTATTTCCTATAATTTGATACCCTACACCTCCATCTATTGCCTGTATATTTACTAAACCTGATTGACTTCTTACTTCTTCTCTAGTTCTAGGAGCATCTGGAGTAGTAGTAACTATTTCACTTCCAAATAATACTTGAGACCTACTAAAAGTCTTTTGCATATTTTCACTTGAAAGTTTTTTATTTAAACTTTCAGGTAATAAATATCCCTGGATAGTTAAACCAAAAGCAGTTTTTACAACTCTATTATCTCCTTGAGCTACTTCTGTAGTGTTAGTATAAGTATCTATTTTTGCGTTAAAATTAAATCTTTCTTTATCACCCCAATATGAATCTGATGTATAATTAATCATTTCAATTAGTTTATTCATTTGGGCTACATAATCACACCATATAGTACAAGTATATTGTATTCTTATAAAATCAGGTATAACTACTCTATATATTTCTCGTTGGGGTTTTCTACCTTGTAGTACAGAAAAATTATCATACACATTTCTTTTAGAATATTTTTCTTGAAAAGTATAATATAATTGAGGATTATTTCCATCTAATTTATTACCAAGATCTCTTCTTTTTTCAATACTATCCCTTTTAAACATTATAAGAGGAACTTGTATTTTTCCTTCTTTATCTCTATAAAAGCCATCTTTTTGAACACCTTTCCATCTTTCAGGTGAACCATAAATTATAGGAACGTTTGTTCTGTTACCATTTATTATTACTGAAGGTCTAATGACATTATTAAAATAATACATTATTGCCTCATCATGATCTTGTAAACCAATAGATATATCTTTAACTAAATCATCTTTTCTAGAAACTTGATCTGCTTTATTTACACTAGGTCTATTATCAGGTAAAGGATACCCACCATAGTCTTTCCCTTCAATATCAATAGGAAAACCATCTCTAAAATTAGCTTCTAAATTAGTTCTTAATCTATTATAACCATCATTAGGTATAGGTCTTCTTGGATTTATATTTTTTCTATCGTTATGAGACATATTATTCTATTAAATTTGCGGTTCCACCATCTAGTTTTTCTGTGGTAGGGTATTTTCCTTCTCTTAATGGTATTAAATTTAATTTTTCTACTCTTGAAATATGTGTATTAACCAGTATAGAAAAACTTTCTCCAAAATCTGTTGTTTCTGTTGATATAGCGTAATCTGAATCTCTTCCAAGTATAAGTTGGTTTTCAGTTTTACTATCAACTTCATAAAAATTATTTCTAAATAAAAGTAAATCACCTATTTCAGGTACTAAATTTATAGTTTTTAATTCGTCTTTTAAAAATTTAAATCCAATAGTTTGATTAACATCGGATCCAAAATCATCTGAAGACCATGATTGATCACTTCTATCTATTAAACATGCTATTTTTAAGGGTTCAAAATAATTTTTTCCTGGTGCTTCACCATAAACATTTACAGTAGTTTGTTCTAAAGCAAATTTATAATAAGCAATTTCTGTTTGAATAATATCATTAATTAATTCTTTATTCAAACTGTGAAAAAGTGATATGTCTCGTGAACCCCCAAATAATGCCATTATAATCGTCTTAAGGTTTCTTCTTTAAATTTTACTGATTTTGCACCTGGTATTCTTAAATCGTTTTTTGATCTATCAGATGTTAATATATCCTCTTTAAACTGAGCTAAATCTGTTTTAGGATCTTCTCTAGTTACAAATTTAATTTTTAATTTTGTATATTCTAATTCTTGATCTTGTTCATACTCTTCGGGAGTAATATTATTAACAATAGTTACTTTTCTTAAACCACGAACTTGGTTTAAAACATCTGTAATATTAAAATCTTTATCTGTAAATAAATCACATTCAACTTGAAATGTGTTTAAAACCTCGGATAATATGTTGCTTAATTTAATCATTAATGTATATAAATTTGATATCTACCTTCAGTAGTTTGGGCTCCTAACTTATTTTCATTTTCATTTAAAGTTCTTCCTAATAATTTTTCTGTAGTTAATTCACTTAAGTCTTCTCTTAATTGTTCTATTAACGCTACTTTTTCAGATTGGGCTTCACTTAATAATCTAGTATAATCTAGAGTTGTTGTTTCACCTGGTATTGGTAAACTTTGATATTTACCCCTAATCCCCCCTAACATTTCTTTAGCTAAAGCTAAAGTATATTTTCTAATCCATTGTCTACCAACAGCATTAATAAATTTATAAGTAGGATTATCATAAGGAACATTTGATATATCTGTTATTTGATTAAGAGGTGCTGTACTTCCTACTCCCTCTGTTGGATCTGATCCTGGTCCTAAAGATCCTAAAGTTACTGTATAATCAAACCATAATTTATACCCACTTGTAGGTATAGGGAATAATTTTAAATATCTATTGGTTTCTATTTCAAAATGGTATGCTGATTTTCTAATTGTATCGTTTAATTCAATTGCTTGAAGTTTTAAAAGATCATAATACATAGGCATTAACATAAAATTTACACCTGGTGAATAATTACCAAACCCAAATGTTTGCATTAATGACTGAATACCTGTACCTGTACCAGCATAAGGATCAAAATACCTATTAATAGCAGCTGGGGCATAGTGATATATTTTTTTAATTTTTATATCTAAATCTCCAGCTTCTATTTGGGCAGATCCTGTTTCCCAATTTACACCACTATCTAATAAATCATATTTTTGTTGACCTACATTAACATCTAAAGAAGCAGAATATGTTTTTGTAGTAGTGCTGTTATATGATCCCCCAGTTGATGAGCCTCCTCCTAAAGCACTTGCTTCAAAAAGTGAACTATAATCATCTTTAATATTTACATTATTTATATTACTCCACGATCCATCAACAGATGCTGTAACAGCTCCTACTAATTTAGGCATATTATCTCTAATTTGATACCCATAAACTTGGGATCCATACTCACTTACTGCTTCTTCAAAACAAGTAAAGAAATTTATAGCTTGTAATTCTATATCTATTAAGGGATAACCTAATCTTTGGGCACACCAACTAGATACACTTACAGCATCTGTTTGAAAGTCTACATCATTGTCATAAAAACCAAAAGGTGTATCTCCTGGAGAAAAACTACTTGAGCCGGGCCATATAGGTATATTTGCCATTTTTAATAGAATTAGGTTGTTCTATTATAAATATGAAAAAGGTATGGAAGATTTACATTCCGTTTAACATTTCAAATACCTCATCTA